TGATTATATTGATTACACTAGAAGGCTTCCACAATCGTTCGATATCGATAGTGGAGCTCCCTTAAATGACGGATTCGAGCACTCATTTATATTTACATTAGATGATTTAGTGATCAGTACAACAAGTAATACTGTAACTTATACTTCGGGTTCAGGAAATTTAGCGTCTGGAGCCGTCGGAGCTAGTTATACAGCTGAAAATAATTTTGGAGCACTCCTAGACTTAGGAGCACAACAGTTCCTACTTCCTCTTGCTGGAGGATCTGAAGGTTTCGATATTACAGAAAAAGAACCACTCAGAGATGCCTTAATAACCGGCACAAACACATCTAACGCCATAACTTTCACCTTAAATAAAGCTTTAGACTCAGTTTCAGATCCGGAGGTCGTACCTGCGAATCTATTAGTGGTACCTGGTATTAGAAAGCCTGTCATAACAGACAGAATTATCTCTACCGCTGAGGCGAGAAAGGATGTTCTGGCAATTATTGATTTGCAAAATGACTATCTGCCACTTGCTGAAAGGACAACATCTGATACAGATGCCAACTCACTAGGTAATGTCTCGTCAGCTGTAACTTCACTCAAAAACAGAAATCTTAATTCATCTTATGTCTCTGCGTTTTATCCATGGGTACAAATTTCTGATAACTTGAACTCAAACGATCTTGTATGGATTCCACCATCTGTTGCAGCCTTAGGTGCCTTCGGTAAATCTCAAGCACAATCTGAGCTTTGGTTTGCTCCAGCAGGATTTAACCGTGGTGGGCTTGGCTTCCTAGGTGGTCGTCGAGGACCAAAAGTTATTCAAGCTAGACAACGCCTTGATTCCAAAGAAAGAGACTCTTTGTACGAAGTTAACATTAATCCAATTGCAACATTCCCTGCTGAAGGTATTGTAATTTTTGGACAAAAAACTCTTCAATATGAAGACTCTGCTTTGGATCGCATCAACGTTCGTCGCTTGCTGTTATTCTTGAAAGCAGAAGTATCTGATATATCTAGAAGCCTCTTGTTCGATAACAACCTTGAGACAACTTGGAATAGATTTAAAGGACAAGTTGAACCAGTATTGTCAAGTACTAAAGCTAGATTCGGTCTCTCAGACTATAAAGTAATATTGGATGAAACCACCACAACAGCTGATTTGATTGATCGTAATATCATGTATGCCAAGATCTATATCAAGCCAGCCCGTGCAATTGAATATATTGTTGTTGACTTTGTCATCACAAAAACCGGTGCAGATTTCGTCTAAACCACTAATTATATATAAATAGGAGATAATTATCATGGCCTTTTGGGGAGAAAATTTAAGTGCAGCAGCACAAGATCCAAAGAGAAAGTTTAGGTTTAAAGTTCAATTCGGTGGAGCCACTGGGGAGACAGCCAACCAAGTTATTTGGTGGGCAAAGACAGTCGATAAGCCAAAAATGACTATTGCTGGTTCAGAGCACAAATTTATGGGGCACACTTTCAAGTATCCCGGAAGCGTCAAGTGGGAAGATGTCAACCTTACATTGGTCGACCCTGTAAGCCCAGATGCTGCTAAGCAAACTCTGGAGATTATGAGTTTGGCTGGCTATGTGTTTCCTGAATCTGGTTACGTTGATAATAGTGCGCTAGCTATGAATACCATTAACAAGGCAAAAGCTGTAGCAGCAGTTGGAGAGTTTCAAATTATCCAAATTGATGCAGACGGAAATGCTGTCGAAACTTGGACACTACACAACCCTTTCTTTACTGCAGTAAACTTCAGCGAGTTGTCATATGATTCAGATGATCTCTCAGAGATTCAATTGACTGTTATGTACGACTGGGCAAAGCTTAAGACTGAAGGCGACGAATATAAATTTAAACTTCCAGGTGCTTAACAAGGAGCTTTAAATGAGTTGGTGGTCTAACGCAGCTACAGAACCAAAAAGAAAAAACAAATTCTATGTAGAAATGGGGACGGGAGGCATATTGTATTCCGTCTCTTCTGTTTCTAAGCCTGCAGTAACAATTGAAACAAAAGAATATCAGATGATCAATCACTTTTACAAGTATCCCGGAATTCCAAAATGGGAGAACATAAGTATTAAATTTGTTGATGCTGGTCTTTGGGGAAGCGGACAAGCAGTGGTTGGTGGTACGGCTATGAAGTCAAATCCAAGATCTACTAGCAAAACCCTCTGGGAAATGCTTCTTGCATCTGGCTACGTAACTCCAAATGAGATCAGCTCAGGAATCGAATCTCTAGCAAAGGTTGTATCACCAGAAAAAGCTGCTATGATCGACTTATCTTTTGGATCATCGCCAAACAAAGCCAATCGCTCATCCTTTAAAATACATCAGGTCAATGCAGCAGGCGAAAAAACAGAGACGTGGACCATTTACAACCCAATAATTTCAAAAATATCTTGGGGAGACTTGGATTACGGACAAGATGACCTCGTAGAATATACACTAGATGTAGCCTATGACTGGGCTCAGCTAGATGAAAAAGACTAAACTCGGAGATTAAATGAGAAGAAGCAATGAAGACCGATTAATGGGCGGTCACAAACCAACCCCATCAGAGGACGCGCCACAAATGGCAAATCCAATGGATTTCGTTACACCAAGCGAATTTGTTGAATTACCCTCAAAAGGAAGGTATCCCGAGGGTCATCCGTTGTGTGGAAAAGACTCTATTGAAATAAGATACATGACAGCCAAAGACGAAGATATTCTCACGAACAGATCTTTGCTAAAGAAAGGCTTGGCAATTGATCGACTCATTCAAAATTTGATTATTGACAAAGACATTAACGCTCGACACTTGTATGTCGGAGACAGAAATGCAATCATCGTATTCGCTAGAGCCTCAGCATACGGAAAAGACTACAAAGCAAAAATTCAATGCCCAGCATGTGGAGAACAATCAAGGTTTAAGTTTGACCTTGGAGATTACGAAATGTATGATGGCAACGACACAGAAAACACAGACATTCAATACAAAGAAGATGGAACCTTTACAGCCACTTTGCCACTATCGACAATTGTAGCCCGTATACGCCCGCTAATGGGTCAAGACGAGCTTGATCTTGTCACCAAGGGTAAGGCCAAGGATATAACGAATGACATGATTACAAAGCAAATGAAGCACTTTGTAGTGGACTTTAACGGATACGAAGATCAGAAGACTGTCGACTATGTTTGTGACAACATGGTTGCTCAAGATTCTAGATATATTCGAGATTGCTTTAGAATCGTCTCACCAGACATTAAATTGGAACAGAACTTTGTATGTAAGCACTGCGAGCATGAGGAGGTCATGTCGGTTCCATTCGGAACGGACTTTTTTTGGCCTGACCGATGAGTACATGGAACAAGTCTATGAAGCCTTCTTTACTTTAAAGCATTATGGCGGATGGTCTTTGTTTGAATTGTACAACCTTCCCGTTGGATTGAGAGACTGGTGGCTTCAACGCACTATTGAAGAATACAAGAAAGAAGCGGAAGCTATGAAAAAAGCTAAAAGCTAGATGAGATGCTTGGGTAACACCAAGCATTTTTTTTATAAACTATTTAGAGTAATACGAGGGACTTCATATGTCAAATGGAACACCACCAACAAATACTCCGCCAACCAGTACTACTGTAAGCTCAGAACAGATACAAAACCAATCAGAATTTTACACCCTCCTCATAAAGTCAAACGCTGAGGCAGCCAAATTAAATGAACTACTAAAAACAAGAACTGATCTTTTAGGACTATCAGCGAAACAGCTAAAGTCCGAGACGGAACTTCAGAATGAAATTGCCACAAATTTTTTAAATAAAATAACAAATTTAGATCGAATCAAAGAAAAGCAGGAGGAATTAAATAGGCAGCTGATTTACGAGTTACAGAGCCAAGAATCAGCAGCTAAATTACAAGAGAAAATTGCTGGCTTAGAGGAAGAAAAATCTAGAGCCTTGCTTACTATCAGAAAAAGAACTGAAGAAATTGTTAATCTAGAGCAAAAAGCAAGAGAAGAAAAAATAGAAGATCTGTCGCAAGAACAACAGCAGTTCTTAAAGCTTCTAAGTATTAAAGTAGATGGTCAAAATACACTGTCATCTATAATGAAAAGCGACCGTTCCGAAAAAGAAAAAAGAGACTCCTTAGAAAAAGCAAAGGCCATAAACAAAGATTTTCTTCAACTCCAAACAAAAGTCAAATCAGTTTCAGAAAAAGTCGCCGGTCACATTGGTGTAGCCGCTAGTTTTGGAGACACCTTTCTTGGATCAGCAGTTGATCTTCACGCCAGATTTGAGCAAATGGGAGGCGCCCTAGGTGAGGGTGGAATGAGTGGTTTCTTGGGAGACATCGTTGGTCAATCATTTAATTTCAAAAACGTTCTCTCCTCAATAGTCGAATTCTCAGCTAAAGCAGCCTTAGAGATTAGTAACCTTTCTCGTGATCTAGGAGCAGCAACAGGATATGGCGACAAATTTAACAAGCAAATAACTACAATGGGACAAAAAGGCAACATGGCCGGCATTGGTTTCAAAGAATCAGCAGAGGCTTTAAAGTCTCTAACAGCTAACCTGTCTTCATTCAATCCAGAAGCGGCAAAGACAAACGAACACGTCGGAATGACAGTTGCAAGACTAAGTAAGCTTGGAGTTCAAGGGGCCACAGCAGCCAAATCAATTGATTTTTTACAAAGATCCATGGGAATCTCGGCAGAAGCTGCCGCAGACATGACTGCCGAAATAGCTACAATGGGTAAGGAAGTGGGTATAACCACAACAAAAATGATGTCGGATTTCACAGCCGCTCAAGGAAGACTCGCAGCATTTGGTCGAGAAGGTACACAAGTCTTTAAAGAATTAGCCGCCCAAGCAAAGGCAACGGGAATGGAAATGTCCAAGTTGACCGAAATTTCAAAAACATACGACACGTTTGACACAGCAGCTGACAGCATAGGGAAAATGAACGCAGTTCTTGGAACTCAACTTTCTACATTAGAAATGTTAGAAGCAACAGACTCAGAAAGAATCATGATGATCCAACAACAAGTTAAGATGTCTGTTGGGAATTTTGACTCTCTAGATAAATACACAAAGATGTATATTGCTCAAGCAATGGGTGTTAGTGACGTGGGCGAAGCTCAACG